CGAGGTCTATGAGGCAGTCAGCCTTGTGGAAGGTGTAGAGATCAAGGTGCTGGACTGCATCGAGGTTAACGAGACAGTTAAGCCCAAGGTCACTGGTGCAAAGCGTGGCCGTAAGAAGCAGAAATACAAGGTCGAGGAAGACCCCAATGCTGTGACCATCTACAAGAACGGCAAACACATTCTGGATGTAGATGCTACCATCAAGAAACTGGGCATCACCAAGGACTACCTCCAGAAAAACTCGTTCAAGCGAGATGCTCTCGAGTGTCGTCTCAAACATGCAATGGCAATCAAGGCTTCGAGATGGGCAAAGCTCTGATACTGCTGATCACCTGCTGCACTCTGTCTGCAGCGGATCACACCGTGGCTCTCACCATACTGGCGGAAGCCAGAGGTGAGGGCCTACGGGGGATGGCAGCAGTCGCCTGCGTCATCTCCCAGCGAGCCAAGGAGCGTGGCATCACGCCCAAGGAAGTCTGCCTGCAGCGCAAGCAGTTTTCCTGCTGGGACTCAGGCAAGGACCTGAGCTACCTGCTAGACACTCCTCAGGCTGAACATGCGCTCTACTTCGAGAAGCACATCCACAGGATGAAGCAGGAAGTCACGGGCGGAGCTAATCACTATCATGCACTTCACGTGCGGCCATACTGGGCTGACAAGTCCAAGAAAACAAAGATCATTGGGAATCACGTATTTTACAAACTATGAAAACGATTGAACAACACTGGGACCCAGACGGGTCCATACCATCAGACGCAGATCCTCGGGAGGAGTATGAACTCTGGCGAGACTTTGCTAGGACGCATCCCAAGGACTGGAATGGCTCTGAGTTCACACTGCAGGACTTCAGAGAGTATGTCAGAGGAGTTATTGAGTTCGGACGCTATGACTGATCTTGAAAATCTAAAGAGCGTATCAGTGATCTTCAAGGAGCTGGATGATGATCGAGACGAGATTGTCTTCCAGCGAGGCACAGAGGAGGTGTCCTCCAAAGAAGTCGTGTCCCTAATTTGCGACACGTTCAACCTGACCACTAGGGAGTTTGCTGAATCCATCAAGGTCCCAGTCAGGACCGTTGAAGGCTGGAGGTCTGGCAAGCCCCCAGCAGCACTAGCCAAGATGCGGATTGGACGCTGGCTCGAGGGTGAGCTGATGAAACGGGAGGCAAAGAGCGATGCTCAAGGCTGAAGCTATGGAGTATGGGCTCGAGTTTGAGCCCATATGCGAGGGGTGCGATAGACGGGCCACTGAGATCGTCTACACTCACTACCCAATGGTCAGCAAGGACCCCACTTACTATGGCTGGTGCAGGCAGTGCATTGAGCACCTGATAGTGGGGATGCTCAGGGACCTTACTCAAGTCATGTCTGAGCACGAGGTATCAGCGATGATACCTCACATGCCTGATCAATGGAGGGATCAGCTAGGGTTTAATGTAGTTACATTTCCCGGGCCTCACACTTCAGGGTCTAAGTCTGATTCCTGATCCTTCAGGGCATCAGCGTAGAGATTCTGGAATGCGAAGTAGAGATCCTGAACTGCGGCCAGTCTTCCTGCGAAGTAGTGCCTCTGCTCAGAAGTCAAGCCGGGTCCGGTTACATTACCGGACTCGGCCTTCATTATCTCATTCAGGATCGTGTCGATGCCACGCCTGACTGGATGTTCCTCCTGCATCGAGAATGCCTCGAGCAGCCATTGTTCGTAGCCTTGGAACCTGTATTCGTTATGCATTTGGATTCACACCTATCCTGCCTATCTGAGCGTTCTGCTGTTGCGTCACGCTCATCTGCAGGTTCTGAGCAAATGTCTGGACAAGCTGTGCGAACTGCTCGTCCTGTTGCATCTGCTGCTGGTATTTCGGGTTGTTCTGAATGATCTGCTGGATGAACTGCATCTTGATGCCTGCAGACGGATCGTTCTCAACGAACTTGGGCTGATTACCCAGAGACATCAGGGCCACTTGATTGTTCATGTCATCGAACATCTGCTGAGATGCTTCTGCCTGCTCGATCACAAGCTCGTCTGCCAGCGTTGGGTCAATGACCTGCAGCTTCTTCCTGATGAGCTTAGTCCTGTCAACGATGCCCATCGTGTCCTCTGGAAGGACGAATTGACTGATGGCCTGCAGCTTCTTCTGGACAAACTCATTGTCGAGTTCCCTGACATCGAAGTGCAGTGTGAAATTGTATTTCTTGGGGTCTCGAGGTAGTGGCATGTCTGTGCCAGTCACCAGAGCAAAGCGATCATCCGTGTCAAAGACCTGAGTCAGGTCCCAGACCCTGCCAATCACAGAACTCATGTGCCTGAGCCAGCGATGGACATAGGCCTGCTGCCTGAGCTGTGTCTCTACTGGAGGTATGGCCGCATTGGGTCTGCCAAAGTAACGGTCTGTCCTGAGCTGAATATGATCCATCAAAGTGAAGGCTAGGTCTGCGCCTCTGCGAGGTGCTTCCATCCAGCCAATGTCACCGGGCCTCTGCTCAGAGACCTGCACGCCGGGTCCAACCTTGATACGTTGACCATACCGCAAAGGAACCTTGAGAGGAGGCAGCGTGTCAAAGCTCGAGCGGTCGAAGACCATATCGGCTTGTGCCTTGTATTCTGCCTGCCAAGTGCGAACGATCTCTGATACACCACGAGACTCAATCGGGCTCCGACGTGTCTTCTCCCGTGTGAATGTCTCAAATGGATAGGTGTCCCCAGCTTCTGTCACGAGCCTGTGCTCTGCGAACATCTCCTTGCCACTTGAGTTCTTCTCCATATACGGGGAGAAGACTGTCATGTAGATGCCGGGATTCCCGTTCTCAGTCACCCTGCGGCTGTAGGCATGAATGACCTCGATCAGGTTAGTCTTGTCGTCAAGTCGCTCAGTGCTGCCTAGCACCGGGCTTAGACCCTGATCCCATACCTGAGAACTCTGGCCTGCGGTCTTCTTCACCTCTTCAGCCCATTGCTTGTCCCATTCGCCGCTCGCAGCTTTCGCTTCCAGCTCTGCTAGGGTGTAATACTCCCTGCGGAAGATCGCACGGGCTCTCTGCAGGTCAGTTGTCTCGGGTGGAAACAGGATCTCGTGATAGGGCCTGAGTGCCACAATGCGAGCCTGATTCTTCACCATATCAGGAAGCTCAAATGTGGTCTCACCTTTCTCCACGATCTCCCTGATATGTTTCAGTGCCTTAGTCCTCGTCAGGCCTTCGTTGCTGGCGACCAGTAGGTCAGCAATGTATTCCTGCTCGTCTTGCAGCGCAGCGGTCAGAGCGTCGAGTTGTTGGGGGGCATTGACTCCTAAGAAGCCGGAGAGGGTCTGGAGGTTTATTGTTCGAGGGGTCTGGGCATAGGATCTATCCCAGATCACGTGAAGCACACTCCAACCATACTGCGCTGCGTATTCTGCATGTAACTCCAGCTCTTCTTCCCAGCCGGGTTGCATTAAAGTCGAAAGCATCCACCTCAAATACAGGCCCACAGCAGATGCTGCCTTGTGGTCTGAAGCCTCGATACCAGCCACATTCAGAGCTGCCCTGCTAATCGCAGAGGTGCTCAGGTTCACCATAAACGAGCAGACCTCGTCAGCCAGCCTGATCCTAGTGTCACTGGCTCCTTCCCAAGGGAATGGCTGCCGCCCTAAGTCTTTGGCATGTTTCTTACCGTCTCTGCTCTGCCCGGTCCACGTAGCAAATCGAGTTTCGTCAGACTCCCTGACTCGGTAGGTTATCCTGTCATCAGAAAATGCCCTGCGGTATTCAGTGCAGAGCTGATTGATGTTGGGGTCTGTGTTGACCTGTAAGCGGTCGTCTTTGCTCGTGTTCATTAGTAGCTCAAAGTCTCAGTTGTGTATTGGGCCTGCCTCGAGACATAAATCGGGTCCATCAAAATCAAATATCTCAGAGCATCCACACAGTCCTTGGATGCTCCCTTGTCGCCATCACTGCCAGTCCAAGTCTTCAGACTGTAAATCAGGTTCTGGCATTCATCAGACACATACAGCCTCGGCTCATTCAGGATGCTCACCTCTCTGCTCATGTCATAGGCAAACAGGTTATTGACCAGAGCACAGCTCTCATCAATGTGCGCCATTGCTGAAGGCACAAACAGAAGACCATCCTTTACAATCTCTCCGCCTGCACCCCTGTCAGGATTGGCAAGCAAGTCGATCAGGCTCTGGTTGTGCTCCTTCTGGCCTATCACCGCAGTCCTGCCAGCTCTGGGATCGATGTATCTCTCGTGTATCCCTCCATCAGAGATCTCTAGCTCCCTGATGAGCTGTTTATACTGTTGAATATTTCTTCCACAGTCAG